CGGATCGTTCCCATTAGCGGCGGCGGCATTCACATTTCCGATTGTGGTGGTCGCAACTGACTTGACGGTCAGGTTGGTCGGCAAAGAAGCGGGAAGGGCTGTCGTAGCAATGGCGATCATTCCTGCCATCGTGGCATCGGTGCTCGTGCTGTTGGCACTGGGTGACCCACACGCATACAGGGTGGGATTCGCATCTGGTACGGCATATGCGATAGGTACCATGCTTGACGTGTACGTTTTCCAAGCGATCAGAGAAAGATCTGACAATTGGTGGGCGGCACCGGCGTTATCAACCATCGCGGCGAACATAATCGACACGTACTCGTTCTTTTATGTGGCGTTCGCGGGTTCTCTTGACGCAGATGGCAACCTGAGCTGGATTGGTGCCAACTGGCACGTGGTCGCTCAGAACAACACCCTGACCAAGATCGTGGTCGGTCTGATAGTGTTTCTACCAGCGTATGGAATACTGTTGAACAGACTGCAGGTCATAGGCAAGAAGAAAAAATAGTCGATCAGGGGGAGATTTTTGCTCCCCCATTGACAACTCATCTAAATATCCTATATAATAAAGAGTAGGAAGGTACAAAATTTATGACGATCAAAGCAGGCAAGATATGGGGCGAGACGGAAATGATACTGGCCAACAACGCTCTGGAGTTCCACAGGATAGACTACAAGAAGGGCGGTGTGTGTAGCAAACACCTGCACGAGTGGAAGTGGAATGGTTTCTACTGCATGTCAGGCCAACTCAAGATCAAAGTTTGGCAGAAGGACTATGACCTAGTGGACGAGACCATATTGAATCCGGGAGACTTCACTGCTGTGAAGCCAGGATTATACCATAGTTTCGAGGGAATGGAAGACGGGGTGGCGTTCGAACTGTACTGGGCCAACTTCTCACACCATGACATAAAGAGGGAATCAGTGGGACACCTAAAGGACGTTGATGGTAAAGTAGTCAGACTAGACAAGAACAAGAAAAAATAGTGTCTGAGCACATCTCACCTGATGGTAACTGGAAAATAATAATAGAAGATTCCAATGTACAGTGGTTCAAGTTGACAGAACAGCCGGGACAGTTTACAATAGAAGAGATAGTAGAGGCAACAAAGAAAATAAAACCAGAACTATGGAACGAATAAGATACTCGGAGATATTCTACAGTGTACAGGGCGAAGGTAGGTTCGTTGGTGTGCCATCGGTGTTCTTCAGGACTTTTGGCTGTAACTTCCACTGCCATGGGTTTGGACAAGGCAGAGATCGAAGCAAATGGATCAAGCCCGAGGACATGCCCTACAACACACAAGACATCACAAACATCAAACACATATCAGAACTTCCGGTGGTCAACATTGGTTGCGATGCTAGTGCCAGTTGGAGTTCAAGATACAAGGACCTAGTGGACTGGGATCCTGTGGACGAGATTGCAAAGAAGGTCACGGCATACACACCAGAGAACCGATGGACCTGTGCGAACGGACAGGATGTGCACTTCATAATCACGGGCGGTGAACCCATGATGTGGCAGAGACAGATCGAGGCCTTGATCAGACAACCAGAATTCAATGACCTCAAGAACATCACCATAGAGACCAACTGCACACAGACGTGGAAGGACGACTTCGACAAGTTCATGCACGGCTTGACGGCGGGTGACTACACCAAGGAACCTGTGCATGTCACATGGTCAACATCTCCAAAACTGAGCATATCAGGCGAGGCATGGGAAAAGGCCATAAGAGCAGACGTGGCAAGACAGTACTCGCAGATACCAAATACTCACTTGTACTTCAAGTTCGTGGTTCAGGACGAACATGATTTGAAGGAAGTTGATGCGGCTAGGGAGGCATACGCAAAGGCCGGTGTTAACGGAGACATCTACTTGATGGCAGTGGGTGCCACACAGGAGGGTCAGGACAAGACCGCTACTCAGGTTGCGGACATGGCCATGAAATATGGATTCAAGTATTCACCAAGACTGCATGTAGATCTCTTCGGTAACAAATGGGGAACTTAGGTAGACACAAAGGTAAAAATAAAGTATAATCATATTATGAAGGTAAAGAAAACAGCAAAGACAACCATCAAGAAGAACAACAAGAAAGGTTCAAAGAAGAGTGAAGAGCCAATGGTGAAAGTTCTCAATCTAAATGTTAATCCAGAGAACCCAAGGAACGGTTTCTTTGAACTGGATTGGAACGACGAGTTCGTGAACATGCTGAAGCAATCAGGATACCAAGGTGCTTCCGAAGAAGAGATCGTGGACAGGTGGTTCCAGACCTTGTGCAGGACCATAGGCAACGAGCAGGGCATAGACGTCACTGGATCTGGTTACGTTCAGATCAATCGCAGGGACGACGGCAAGACAGAGGTGTCGTAATGACACACATCCTGGTAGACACAGCCAACACGTTCTTCAGGGCCAGACACGTGATCAGGGGCGACACCTCCGAGAAGGTGGGCATGGCCATACACATCATGATGAATTCGATCAAGAAAGCCTGGCAGGACTTCGAAGGCAAACACGTGGTGTTCTGTCTAGAGGGCAGATCATGGCGTAAAGATCACTACGCACCATATAAAAGAAATCGTAAGGAGATGGCGGACGCAATGACCCAAACGGAGAAGGAAGAGAACGAGGTGTTCTGGGAGGTGTACGATGATTTCGTGGACTTCATCAAGACCAAGACCAATGCAACAGTATTAAGGAATCCAAGGGCAGAGGCGGATGACCTCATAGCAAGATGGATCGACAAACATCCAGACGACAATCACGTCATAATAAGCACAGATAAAGATCTTAATCAATTAATTACACCACGTGTGAAACAGTACAATGGTGTCAACGAGACCACACTCACACACGAGGGTTGGTTTGACGCCAAGGGCAACCCGGTGATAGACAAGAAACTGAAGGCACCCAAGCCTGCACCGGACACGGAATGGATCGTGTTCGAGAAAAGCATGAGGGGTGATCCGTCGGACAACATATTCTCAGCATACCCAGGCGTGCGTACGAAGGGCACCAAGAACAAGATAGGCCTACAGGAGGCTTTCGCGGACAGGCACGAGAAGGGCTACACTTGGAACAATCTCATGCTGAGCAAGTGGGTGGATCATGACGGTAACGAACACAGGGTCCTAGAGGACTATGAGCGCAACAGACTGCTTGTTGACCTACACGCACAGCCAGAGGCAATAGTAGAGGAACTGGACCAGACCATAGCACAGGCCAAATCAGAGGCCAAGAATGTGGGACAGGTGGGAATCAGATTCATGAGGTTCTGTGCCAAGTACGATTTAAATAGGATCAGTGAGCAGGCGCAACTGTATGTTGAGCCATTCAACGCGAGGTTACAAGCATGACAGTGAGAGCCAAGACCCTAGTCAAGGACAAGTTCTGGATAGTCGAGCAAAACGGCGAGAAACTGGGCACCCTTAGTAAGCAGGCGGACAACGGTTGGACGTTCCTCAGCAAGAAGGACAAGAGACAAGTGTTCCACACACAGGAGAGCCTGTTCACACGTTTTGGATTCAACATATTCGAAGAATCGGATGTAAAGAAGCCCGAAGAAGAGATACAAGCAGACAACTTTGATGTGCATGGTTTCCCATGTAGCCAGCATCCATACAATCCCATGTTTGATGTGCAGAAACAACTGCCTGTTTACACCAAAACACCAAAGTCAAAAAGTCAATTCTGCGCAGGCTATTACATAATCTGCTTTGAGAAGGGATGGCGGAAAGCCTACTGTCCAAAGATGATCACACTGTCCAGGTATGAATACCGAGGACCAATGAAGACCAAACTAGAAATGCAACAGGTATTAAACAATGCAGTCAAAGAATTCCAAGATTCAAACTAGGCCCATAGAGGATCTCATAGGCAGGATAAGAACACTGCGACAAAAAAGTGAGAGGCAGATCATAATACCCGCCAAGGAAGCGGAGCAACTGGCAGACAGTCTAACACAGGTCATGACACGCATGGTTACTATACAGGAAGAGATCATAGAAGCACTAAAGACCGCCAAGGAAGCACAGACCATCAACGTAGAAATGGACGGCGGCGAGTTCGATAAGAAATAAACTCCAAAATTTCTGGTAAATATAGTTGTATAGTTTTACAATTATGAGCAGACCAAAACCCACAGTGTTATTGCAACACAGTAATAAAACCACGTTCAAGATGGACGAAGTCCTAGCCGCGGAAGGCATCTGGGCGGTTTTCTATGATGGTAAACCCATCAATTTAAAGTCCAGCAGTTTGGTTTCAAACTACCCAGGCCCCAAGTACAAGAAGGTGTCGTTCTCCAACCCTGGACACGCGGAGAACCTGGCAAAGAAACTGAACGCACAACACAACACCGACAAGTTTGGTGTTTATCTCTTGAAGACCGGCGAAAAATTCAAACGTTAATATCACCCGTTAAATAGCAGTATGGATCGCAAGACCGCATACACACGCACCTTCATGGAACTGTTACAACAACCAATCCATGACGAGAGCATCAAGACCAACTACTACACATGGTGGCAAAATGTGAGGGAGAGTTATCAGGCTAGAAGTTTACGCCTCACTAAACAGGGATTGGAAATGTTAGAAAACTTGGACATCAAGACCTATGACATCAAGTTTCCTGCAAAGGTAATATTCACCCCTCAGACCTACCTGTGGTTGGACGAGTTCGTTGATTGCCCCTACTACGTGGACAAGAAACACATCAAAGTGACCATGGAGAAAATGGCACTACAGTTGATGCTTTTCGCTGGAGACATCACCAAATACGGGCTCGCACGTGCGATGAGCAAGATGGACGAGCAAAAAAGCCAGTAAAACCGCGACTTCTGTGCGGTTGACCGCACACACATTCCTGCTATAATGATACTATAAACATTTAAAACAGGAGTGTACTAAATGGTAAAAAACAAAAACAAAGAGGCGGCGGTAGGTTCCCAGAACAGGACCGTATCACCAAACGAGGCGAAATCAGCATTAACACATTGTATCAAACTACAGAGACCCATAATGATGTGGGGAGCACCAGGTATTGGTAAATCAGACATAGTCAAGCAGATCGCGGACCAAGAGAAGCGAGATGTGATAGACATCAGACTACCACTTTGGGAGCCCACAGACATCAAGGGTATTCCCTACTACAATTCAAAGGAGAACAACATGGTATGGGCGAGTCCGGCGGAACTGCCGACTGATCCCAAGTCCAATGCTATTGTATTCTTGGACGAGTTGAACTCGGCGGCACCGGCAGTACAGGCGGCGGCTTACCAACTTATCCTGAACAGAAGGGTTGGACAGTATCACCTACCAGATGGCGTTTCGATCGTGGCGGCGGGTAACAGAGACTCGGACAAGGGTGTCACATACAGGATGCCGGCTCCGTTGGCCAACAGATTTGTCCACGTAGAGTTAAGAGTGGACTTCGAGGACTGGTTACAATGGGCCACAGAACAACACGTACACGCGGACGTTGTGGGTTACTGCACATTCGCAAAACAGGATTTATATGATTTCGATCCAAAAGGGTCATCGAGATCATTCGCGACTCCGAGATCATGGAGTTTCGTAAGCCAACTTCTATCAGACGACCTGCCAGAAAGTACGCTCACTGACCTCGTAGCAGGTTGCGTAGGAGAGGGACTGGCCGTTAAGTTTATGAATCATCGTAAGATTAGCGGCCAACTTCCAAACCCGTCTGATATACTGAGCGGTAAAGTAAGAGATCTAAAAACAAAAGAAATATCAGCGATGTACTCACTGACGGTATCGTTGTGCTATGAACTACAACAGGCACACCAGAACGGTGACAAGAAGTGGAACGACATGGCTGACAGGTTCTTCAACTACATGATGGACAACTTCGAGACTGAGCTTGTGGTGATGGGTGCCAAGATAGCACTGACCAACTACAAACTTCCGTTCGATCCTAGCAAGTTGAAATCATTTGATAGGTTCCATAAGAAGTTTGGCAAGTACGTCATAACTGCTATGGAGTCTAAGTAATGGACTACAAGGAACAGAAGATCATAGACAAACTGGTGACGGCACGGATCGCACTGCTACTGAAACATCCGTTCTTTGGCAACCTGGCAACTAGATTGAAACTAGTGAACGCGGATGACTGGTGTCCAACTGCGGGCACTGACGGCAGACACTTCTTTTACAACACCAAGTTCATAGATTCACTGACACCCAAGGAAGCAGAGTTCCTGTTCGGACACGAGGTGCTACACAACGTATTCGAACACATGCTGGTGCGTATCGGTGACAGGGATCCACAACTGTGGAACATAGCGGCGGACTACGCCGTGAACCAGATCCTAAAGGACAGCAACATCGGTGACATGCCTAAGGGTGAGAAGGGCGAGAACAAGGGCTTCCAGGACGACAAGTACAAGGATTGGGCATCAGAGAGAATATATGATGACTTGTACAAAACAGCCAAGAAGAACGGCAAGAAGTTCTTAGAGAAACTAGGCGAGTTGATGGATGACCACCAGGAGTGGGGCAAGGGTGAAGGCGACTCTAAAGACAAAGGTGAAGGTGACGGCAAGAAAGGTGGCAAGGGCCGAAA